TGATATTCATTTAACCCATTTCTCCTTTCGTTTTAAAATGACTCTTTTATTATCTCTTTCTTGTGCTATTAAAGCTCCCAGGGAAGCTCAGGCTTACTCCAATTGATTTATAAGCCCTATTAACCTTACAGCCACACTTCTGACAATGTGTTTGTTGTGCCTCTACCTCGAACTCAGAATGGTTAGGACATTCCTTGTTAATACATTTATAGTTAAATGTCATCCTTACCCCTCTCTTTCTTAGCAAATTCATTGAAACAACTCTTACAACTTGCACTAGCACATTCTCCACACCATACTCCATTTGGATTCCATGCTACTCCACCGTCATGCACTCCTCCTACTTCGTCTCTGTAACTCTCATCTACATATTCTTCTTCAATAAACTCATCTTTCATAATATAGTCCTCCTTTCATATCAAAATCGTATTTTATAGATGTTATTTAAGGTTAAACCATTCTTCGATCATCTTTTCCGTCCAATTCTCTCCTTGAATTAACGAGTTTATTTCAGCCGCATAGTCTTCACATATTTTCTTACATTTATCTTCTATGATGTCTTCGTCCTTATCATCGTAAACTCTAACTATACAAATATTTGCAGCATTAAGCCTACTTTTAAGATTATAGCAATTTTGTATCATCTCCTCTTTGCTTGATACTTCGGTGTCTTTATAGAACGAAAATGTTTTATTCTCTAAATCATACCAACACCTAATAACGTTATATCTCATATAGATACATTCGTCACAAGAATCATAATTCTCTAAATTTCCTCCAATAAGTTCAGCATATTTACCAGCCTTTATTCCATCAGTAAACACCTTTTCAATGTGATAATCTGAATAGCATCCCTCTGTGACTATGAATATTTTCATATAAACCTCTCCTTTTTCTTTTAAAATAGAATTTTTATATTAAGAATATGATCCTTCTGGTTCCTTATCGGGAGTAATTTCATCATTTCCAAATTCATCATCTAACTCTACCTTTATGCTCGATTGATTCATTTTCATTAAAAATATTTCAAACTCATTTAGATATCTCAAGGATTTTAAATCATGTACGGAATCATATTGCATATCCCAATTCTCATCCTTGGCTTCACTCCATCTACTAAGTCTTATAGCAAAATTCATTGATTCATCATGTTCACATTCAAAGGTAAGTGTTCCATATTTAAAACTGCTCCAGCTTCTATCACTATCATATTCAACATTAAAAGATACTTCTACGTGTTCATAATAAGGCTCACTATCATATTCAACTTCTAATCCATCAGTTTCAACATTAGCTGCTACGTATTTACTCCACACTTCAAATAATTCAGAAACTTTTATAGTTTTTCTTTTTTCATCTACAGTCATTAACTCTTTAAAGTTTTCTAACATTCTTTTGTTTTCTAACGCTGAATTTTTCAATACATCTACTAAAACACTGTCAAGTTTCACAACATATTTAGAATAGTCGTACGCTTCAAGGTAAGGAACCATCACAGACTTTATCTGCTCTTCAATAACTTTAGTTACGTCACCATAAGATCCTAATAAATTATCTAAGGCTTTTACTATACCTTTTTCTAGCTGTTCTCCTATGACCTTTTCAACACTTCCATCCTCTAATTTTTTACTTATTACATCTTTAATACTATTTTCTAAATCCATTTTAATAATCCTCCTCTAATCTATTATAATACTATTTATTATCTGATTTTAGAAATAACTTGGTTCTGTTTTATCATCTCTCCATTCAAGAAATACTGGGAATCTAAGAGATAATTTATTATCCTTACTATTAGTCGTCTCTTCAAAGAACTGTATCTTGGCTATCTTTCCGATATACTTTTCAGGATTATTAAATATTTCTGTCCTCATAGAATCGTTAAATCCACCACCTACGCCGACAACATTATCTTTATATTCAACATTAATTCTTCCTAAAGTTCCTTTGTTCCGGCCTTCGCCTTCTTCAACTGATAAAACCCTCAAATCACAATCTTGCATTTTCTTAACTTTTAGAATATCTCTAGTCCTTTTACAAGAATATGGAGCTGAGGACATATTAACCATAACTCCTTCTTGATCTTTTGATATGGCTTCATCAAGCAGCTTAATTATCATATCCTTATCAATACCTTGGTACAATACCGGAACTTCTATGATATGTTCTAAATGGGCACCTTCTAAATAATCATTAAGAATTACACCTATTTGAACTTTTCGTTTACTACAAGGAATAAGACATTTACCTTTCTTAAAATCTTCTATAGGAACTACATCAAAGCAATTGAATATAAGGTTTCTTTTTTCTCCATCTTTTCTAGCAACTTTAATTGTATCTCTATATAAATCTTTACTAGCTAATCTCTTATCGTTCCTGAGAATTAGTTCACCATCATAAGCATTACCCTGTTGAAGTTGTTTAGCTTCTTCTACTATCTCAACTAAATCTTCTATTGGCTGGCCTTGTCTACTAAATATATTAACCTCTCCAGATTCTTCTTTAAGAATTANACATCTCATACCATCGAGCTTCTGAGTTATAATAAATTCACCCTTAACGGCTTCTGGATGTTCAAAATACTTATCAGCCAGCATTACATCAAACTGATTTATAAATCCTTCTCCATAAACTTTATTCATTGTGTTTGCTGTAGCACCTATTTTCAAAGATTTGGTAACAATCTGAGTAATTAATTCTCTTTGATTTTCTGGCTGTCTTGATATGAAGCTTTGAATTTCTAATATGGTCACATCTCTACCAGTATTATGAATCCTTAGATAATCCATTGCTCCTTCAATATCTCTTATCTGTAATACAGAGATTCCTTTTATTTTCTTATTAATTTTCTTTGTTGATAGGCCAGTCACAATATAAGGATCATAAACAAATTTCAAAATCTCTTTGAAAAGTACATTTTCTTTATGCTCTTCAAATATAAACTCTTTATCATTTCTGGAATTTGTAGCTATAAGTTGATTAAATATGTTTAATATTTCTTCCATACTATTTAACTCCTCTTTTTTGATTTTGTTCCACTAGAACTTTTATAAGTCTAAGCAAATAATCAGCATTTCTATTTTCATGCTCAAGATAGGTTACTCTTGCTGCGTCTACTTTACCTACTAACTTATCCAGTCCTTGTAAAACCATTAAGATTCCTCCAAGAATACAATCTACCGACGAGTGCTGAAAATCTTTATCTGTCAATGCAAATACAAACATTAATATCGCTCCAAAGAAAAACCAGTTGTCCCAAAATCCTTTTAATAAACCCTTTAATACTTTTTTCATGCTATTTCATCTCCTCATATTCTTCTTTATTTATCTCAGTTATAGTCTCTATCGGAATATTTGCGTACTTAGCTAGACTTTGTTCGGCTGCATTTCCTGTCCCTTTCTTGCCTTCTCCTAGAATCGTGCATCCATTAATCTCTGCTTGTTTAAATGTTCCGTCAGCTTGTTTTACTTTAAAATAATTAGGCATTTATAACCCCTCCTTTAATTTAATTCTATTTCACACTCCAATAAATTACCTAAGACCTCAGTTCCTCTTTTAGTTACCATATATCCTTGGGTATATCCATCTTCTTCATTACCGAAAAATTCCCTTACTGCATAACCTCTATGTACTAAACTCTCCCAATGTCTATCAGCTTCAATTGATACAAATTGATTTGTTACTACTTTGAATTTTCTGTGTTTTATTTTGTCTTTTGTGATACCTATGCAATGTTTCATGTTTTTAATTTGTTTTATATCCATTTGACAGTTCCTCCTCTCTCTATTAGAATTAGATTGCCTCTATAATATTATTTAATTTAACATGTTTATCTGATATATATAACTTATAATCTTCCCTCATCCACTTGTGTATTTTAGCTAACCTTACTTCATTGTAGAAGGTTTGTTTCTCATACCATATTTCCATATCTTCAATACGTTTTCTCGAATTGCAACTCTTACAAGAAGGAACACAATTATCTAGTGTGCTGCTTCCACCATGAACTACATGTTCTCTATGAAAGTCACCTAATCTTATTTCACCTTTAAATTTAATAAAATGGTCTTCTAGACGTAATCCACAATAAGCACACGTATTGTTAAAATAAATTTTACACAAAACCCATTCTTCTTTACTTATTGTATGATCTTTGTGATTTTTATTATATTGTCTAAAATTCTCTAAATGTGCTTGTTGATATCTCTTGTTATATCCATTTAAGCGTTGATTTTCTCCATGTATTCTCATTTTATCTTTTCTATGTCCTAAGTTATTATCATAAGCATATTTAGAATTTATTCTCTTGTATTCAATCATTTTTATTGGGTCTTTTGCCTTTCTAATTTCTTGCTGTTTTTTAGAACATTCTTTACAACAATTAAATAATCCATCTTTAAATAGTTTATTCTTATAAAAATATTCTTCTGTTTGTGGAAACCATTCTATTTCAGTTGGGAATAACTGAGTATGATGTCTGCATTTTTTATAAATTTGATTGTTTATTTCTTTTAATTCTATTATAGCTTTCGCCTCCTACATAATATTATTTATTATAAAGCATTTCTTAATTTTTTAACTGTACTACAAAAATCATAATACCCATTATCTACATAAATTACTGGTATATTTAATTTGCAGTTACTACATCTTTGTTCACAATTTGAATTTATAATAGCATCTAAATCCTCAGTTAACTTTTTTATTAACTCTTCCATATCAATTCTCACCTACTTTACATTTACCTATCAAATGATCATATTCGTGCTGTATTACCCTTGCTGTAAATCCTGAGTAATTCTCTTTGACCATTTTTTTAGTCTTATAATCAAAATATTGAATTGTGATATCTTTGCTTCGTGCAATACTTTTGAATATTCCAGGATATGAAAGACATCCTTCTTTATCGATTTCTGTTTCTTCACTAAAATATGTAATCTTTGGATTGATAAATAATTTTACTCTACTTCCTATTTCTGCTAAGAAAAAAGTTTTATTTATTCCTACTTGATTAGCAGCTATACCAACTCCATCATTAATTGTCATTATTTTAGTAATATGTGGAAACAATGCTACAACTCTACTTACCTCAAATATTTTAACCTTTTCACATACTTTTTTTAATTCTAATCTATCTGTTACTATATCCATTTTTTGTCCTCCTCTAAATTTTTACTATTTCATTTCCTAAGAAATACGCAGTTTGTACTATTCCATGAATATCAAATAATACTTTATATCTTCTAGGATCTCCTTCTGATTTAACTAACGAACTTACGATCTTTCCTTCGTCTCCTACCAGATTAAATAGATGTTGCACACCCACCTTGACGATTTTCACTTTATCCCCTGTATTTAGTTCATCCAACTTTTATCACTTCCTTACAATACTATTTATTATGTACTTGTTTTAAAAAATAAGTTTCCTTAGTTATTATAATATATTAGTATTTGTTATCTGTCAACAATATTATTTATTATAAAATTATTCCTCTTCAATATTAGGATTCACCCTTGGATCTTGAGTTCTATATTCTAGTGGTAAATTAAGATTGAATATACATGAACCACAATCTACTTCTCCAGCAAATTCATAATCACAATCATATTCTATTCCATCCGGAGTATTGGACGAATATCCCTGGCATATGTCTAATCCTATTTTCTTTCTAAATAAATCTAATTGTATTTGAGCTGAAGCAAACGAAGATGGCTTATCTTGATTTAATAATTCTGATGGTATTCTAAAAGCGTTATAAATTTCTTGCTGGAACTCACCTATTTCATTATTCATAATTTCTACTCCTTTTAAAATATAAGTTTTATGGTACGAACTTTACACCAAGACAAAAGCTCGTACACTAACTCTTCAAGTCACATTTCTACTATAGTTAACTTTGAAAAATGCCATCCATACATATCATTGAGGTCTGTTGCATTACTCTCGGACGTTAAATACACCCCATTGATATTTAACATGCTTG